ATGATAGATGTGAAAATACGTCGATATCGGCGAATTGTTTACGCAATGTTTACGCACAACCGAAAAGTTGTAAAGTTGTCAACTGGTATATCTGTAGAAGACAAAGACTGGAACGAAAAGCAAGATTGCGTTAAGGACAGCCACCCCGATTCAAATTTTATCAACGACCGAATTTATGATTTTCGATATGAGGTGGGCGTAGCTGTCCGGCAGCTGCAACGGAAAAACCTGCCCTTAACCACTAATTCTGTGCGCGAATTTTTATCCGGAAATCATGACACAAACCCTGCTGAGAAGATTGCTTTGCCTATACACGATCACTGGAAAAAGTTTTATGCCTCTAAAGAGATAGAATCCTCCTATAACTATTTGAGGGCGCTGCGAACAACCTATGCGAAGTTGTGCCGCTTTGAAGAGACCGAGAAAGTTACCTTATCCGTTAACTGGTTCACTCGTGATAACGTCCAAAGGCTTAAGCTTTTCCTTAAAGGTACCGGGATGGGAGCTAATACAATGCACAAGCATCTTTCTCATGTTCAAAGGCTACTCCGCTTTGTAGCGCCTGACCGAAACTGGAACTATGTGACGACAAAGACGAAAATGCCTTCCGTCGTACACTTAACTTTTGATGAGATTGAAAAGCTTGAATCTGCTGTGCTGGTAGGACGCCTGGACCGGGTAAGAGATTGTTTCCTTTTTATGATGTATACCGGTATGCGCTGGAGTGACTACAGAATCTTCCACAAAGACATGATTAAAGGCGACATCATCGAATACCGTCAGGTGAAGACCAATAACTTTGCCACGCCTTTCATTCTTCCCAAAACACGTAAACTTCTGGAGAAGTATGATTATGACCTGCCAAAGTATAGCAACCAGAAGCTTAATATTTACCTGAAGGAGCTTTTCTCTCTCTTGGAAATGAACAGGACGGTAGAAGCTGAATACAATGTATTCAAGAAGCTTTCAGAATGTATCAGTTGTCATATCGCCAGGAAAACCTTTATTACGGTAAGCCTCGAAAAAGGAATCGGAGTACAAAAAGTGATGCAGATGGTTGGAAAGACCTCCTACTCTTCTATGAAACCGTATGTCGGCAGGCTCACTAAGGGTATCGTATCGTCTATCGATAAATGGTAGGCATAAAAAAACGGGGATGCTGTGATGCGTCCCCGTTGACCCTTATCTGCTATATGCACTAAAACCCTGTTGATGCAAATGTAATATTATTTCACATAAAGTCAAAAAATAATCTATATTTGTATCAAAGCGCAATATTATTTCAAAACATAGGGGCATGGATTACTTACCGCTAGATATTGCTGTTAGCGGAGAGAGCTTTACGAAAAGCTATTTAGAGGCGCTCAACGGCATATTAAAGCTTACGGATACAGAACTCCGCGTACTGTCTGTATTGCTGGAATACAGCAAAGAATCCGCCGGAGACCGGGGCTCACGGATGTACGCCAGGGAGCAGCTCTCCTTTAGCCGGAGCAACATCTACAATTATCTTACCCGGCTGGAAGAGAAAGGCTGCCTTGTCAAAAACGAAGACGCTTCCTACTCCTACAATCCGGTTGTCGTACCACGGACTAAGGGTATCATGCTAAACTTCGTTGTCAATGGCTGATGAGTTTAAGCTACCAAAAATCACAAAAGACGAGCTGGAAATAGCAAAGGAGCTGCACAAGGAACACGGCGGTTGCTTTGAAGAGATTGTCATGATTATTGAGTGCCAGAGCAGGCTTGTTAGGAAAGTGATGGAAGCCGGGGAGTTGCATACTGTCAGGCTCCACTACCTTGGCAAGTTTGAAGTGGCTCCTTACCAGGCGCAAAAAGTAAAAGCTAATGCATCAGCTGCTAAGAGAAGAAAACTTCAAGGTAAAGGTTGACCCGCAAATACTGGCAGTCAAAGAGATCAAAGCCTTAGTTGACCGGGATAAAACCAAGGATAAGCGGAAGTTCGTCCTTGAGATGACCTATGCTTACCATATGATTTCTCCCAGCTCTACCTTTGACCGCTACACCAACGATAGGGAGCGCCATGAAAGAGTTGTGCAGTCGCTGGCTTTCAAAGAAGGCTGGCAGCCGGACCCTGAGCTTGAAACTGCCATAGCGGTACTACGAGAGCTTTCAGACACTATCTCCCGGAAATCGCTTAGAACTACTAAGAATGCTTTACGCAGCGTAGAGCTTGTCATTGACAGCCTGCGCCAGCAAATAGAGACCCAGGCAGCGGAGGGAGAGATACCCTTTGAAACGTTGCCAGACCTTATGAAATCTGCTCACGAGCTACTAAAACTCGCTAACGCTATCCCCGCTACCATCAAAAAGATATCGGACCTGGAGGAGGAAATCCGCAAGGAGGCATCCACTGGCGACCGTGTCCAGGGTGGCGGCTCGATAGGATTATTCGAATCGTAACCAAAGCGAGATTTATGAGCCAGATACACGACATCTTCCAGGGATGGGGGCGGTCTATCCAGGCAAAGTTCCAAAGCTTGCCAGAGGACGTTCAGAAGCGTTCAGAGCTGCGTATGTCCATTTGTGACAGTTGCCACATGCGTTCCAACAAAGTATGCTCTCCCCGGCGCGAAGGCACCCACGTTATCACAGGAGAAAAGAAAAAAGGCTGCGGCTGTGCGCTGCTGCAGAAGACCCTTGCTGATAATGCCCGCTGCCCACTGGGCAAATGGGAGTTTGCTTTCAGAGCTATCCAGAAAGTACACGAGATCGAACAGAAATTTGCAGCAGGGAAGTAAGCATGCTTATCAATACGCAACTTTTCTCATCTGAAGCGCAGCACTTCAAGCGGTATGGCTATTACTGCCCGGACCCGCCGGGGACACTTGCGCATTATGAGTACTGGTCGGAGCAACTACGGCGTTGCAAAGAAGGGTACTCCGTTGGGGGAATGCGGATAACGGGGCATCATTACAACTATCTCAACTTTACTCAAATCCGCCTGAAGGACGATACACCGGAGGGCAGGAAAGAAAAGAAGAAACGGAGGTCACGGCACAAGGTCGTTGACTTCCCTTCTTTTTGGGACGGTGACTATAACTACTTCTGGGCAGCGGACATCGCTCACTTTGGCATTGATGAGCAAAGCCTGGAGCAACTCAACCTTGACTACGTCCCTCTGTGGCTCGATGGCGGTCACCACCTTGTCGTCGTCAAAGCCCGCCGGAAAGGCTTCTCCTACAAGAATAGCAGCATGGCTGCCAACATCTACAATACGATCAGGAACTCGTATGTGATGCTCTGCGCCTACGACAGTAAGTACCTCTACCCGGATGGGATTATGTCCATGGCTTCTAAAAACCTGGACTTCTATAACAAGTACACTGCCTGGTCGAAACGCCGCCAGGCAATCAACAAGAAGGAGCATAAGCGGTCCAGCTACTTTAAGATACTGGACGGCTCCGGTGCTAAGGTCGAGGAAGGTTATATGAGCGAGATACGGGCAATCTCGTTCAAGGATAACCCTGATGCTGGGCGGGGTAAAGACGCTGACCTGGTGATCTTTGAGGAAGGCGGTGCCTTTGACAACTTCCTGGCATCTATGCGCGCTATCCGCCCGGCAGTGGAGGAAGATGGCGAAGCAACGGGGCTGATGATCGCTTTCGGTACAGGTGGCGATATGGAGGGCGGCACCATCGACCTGGAGCAGTTGTTCTACGGTCCTGAAGCGGAGAACTTCATGCCCTTTGACAACGTATGGGACGAGGGCGCATCGGGCACCACCTGCGGTTTCTTTTTTGCCGACTGGCAGAATAAGAAGCCATTTATGGACGAGCATGGCAACACCAAGAAAGAGGAAGCTCTGGAAGCTTCCAGGAAAAAGCGGGAGCAGATTGAGCAGAACAGCCGGACCGAAGACACCATCACTTCTTACAAAACAGAGTACCCGGACCAGCCTAAAGAATCCTTTGCCAGGACAACCGGCAATATCTTTCCTGTTGCTGCGCTCAACGATTGGAAGAACCAGATACTGCGCAATGATAAGCTAATGAATATCGGTGTCCACGGTAAGCTTGTACCTACAGCTGAAGGTATCAGGTTTACTCCGGACCCTAACGCCAAGCCTTTGCTTGACTTCCCCATACGCCGTGGTGTTAGCCATGACGGGTGCGTAACGATCTATCAGCCGCCTTACCGGGACAGTAACAATCAGACACCGTTTGGGCTGTATATCATCATGCACGACCCTTACGCCTTTGACAAGAGCACCAACTCTACTTCTGCCGGTGCTGCCTACGTTGTCAAGCTGCCCAATAAGTTTTCCAAGCCTGATGATATGATCGTTGCCAGCTATATCGCCAGACCAGCAACGCAGGACGACTATAACGAAGTCTTATTCAACCTGGCAAGGTATTACAATGCGCAGATAGCTTTTGAGAACGACCGCGGTGACGTGATCGGCTACGCCAAGCGCATGAAGATGCTCCACTACCTGATTGAAGAAACGGACTTCGTCGACAAGAAGAACAACATCAACTTCCGTGCGCTATCCAGGAGCTATGGCATGTCTGTCGGTACCGGTCCCCGGAAAGGGCAGGCGGAAATCTATTTGCGCGACTGGTTAAAGACACCAAGAGGCATTGATGAGGACGGCAACCACCGGCTTAACTTACACATGATCTACGATATCGGATTGCTACGGGAGCTGGTCCTCTATGCTGACGGGATGAACGCAGACCGTATTTCAGCGCTCCGTGTCGGCATGTTTTACCTCCAGGACCACGTCAGCCGGGTATTAGCTGCAGAGGAGGAGGAAGGTGATGACGCTTTCGATGAGTTTTTTAACCGAACACTTTACCGATGAAAATACTACCCCAACAGAACCTGCCAAGAAGCAAAAAGGACAAGGAATGGAAAAGGGCTTGCGTAGATGCCCTGGTCAACTCCACTGACTTTTCAGTATCGGGGCGCAGGAACTACATCGAGCTGTACAAAGCCTACAGAGGCGACCTGGACGAGGACGCTTACAGCTATATGCTCAACCCCTACAATACCAACAGGGACGAGCATAAAGCCTTTCCGGCGCGACTGCGGAACTACAACATCATCAAGCCGATCATCGACCTGTTCATGGGCGAAAAAGCTAAGCGCCCGTTCAAGTTCATGACCTCCGTAACCAACGATGATGTCTACAGCCTAAAGATGGAAGAGCAGAAGCGGCTGATGGATATAGCTCTCCAACAGGTAGTCATCAACAAGATGAACGAGATGGGCATCCCTACCGGTGTTGAGAGCAACGAAGACCAGACCCCTGAACGGGTAAAGGAGTTTATGGAGAAAGAGTACCAGGACCCCAGGGCTATCCGTGGGCAGCGTATCGTCAATGAGCTGATGAAGGACTGTGACCTGGTCGAGAAATTCCAGCGGCTCTTCTTCAATGCCCTGGTAGCAGGCTTTACTGTGAGCTATAAAGGAGCCTATGGCAATCAGGTGATCTACGAAGACCTCAACCCTGAAGATATCGACTATGCCAAGTCTCCTGACTTGATCTACCTGGAAGATGCCGACTGGGTTGTCGCCAACCGTAAGATGACCAAGGCGCAGATCTACGACCGCTTCTATGACGACCTCGAAGAGGAGGATATCGAATGGCTGGAGAAAAGGTCAATCTCCACGCCTAATGTCCTCGAATACCTTTTCCGTGACCGGGAGGATAAACGAAAGGAAATCGGTGAAGCAGAACTGTATAACGTCTACCACGTAGTCTGGAAAAGCCGGGTAAAGATCGGTGAGCTGACCTACTATGACGAATTCGGGCTAGAGCAAACGATGGAGGTCGATGAGACCTACAAACCAGATAAGGAAGCTGGCGAGTCTGTCCGCTGGATATGGGTCAACGAAGTCTGGGAAGGCTGGCGCATTGAAGACCAGATTTACCTTGGCATCAAGCCACTGCGCAACCAACGGCGTTCGATGGACAACCCAAGCGAAGCCAAGCTCCCTTACAATGGGCGGGTAGACATTATGAGTATTGCGGAGCTGGGGCTGAACTACCAAATCCTTTACAATATCCTCCACTACCGTGTCGAGCTTTCTATTGCCAAGAACAAGGATAAGATTGCGCTGGTGGAGATCAATACCATCCCGAAGCGCGGAGGCTGGGACCCGGAGAAGTTTATGTACTACGCCGATGCTAACGGCTATATGTTTGTCGATTCAACGCAGACCGGAGCCCGTAATGAAAAAGTGCCTTTCAACCAGTATCAGGTCCTGGATATGTCCCTTGGTAAGTATATCGCTGAGCAGATAAACATTATGAACGCAGTCAAGGAAGAGTGGGAGGAGCTGGTCGGCGTACCCCGGTACCGCAAAGGTCAGGTCATGGCAAGCGATTCCGTAGGCACCACTGAGCGGGCGGTATTCCAATCCTCAGTCATTACGGAGGAAATGTTCCGCAAGTTTGAACGCTTCCTGGAAAAGGAGCTGGAAGGGCTTATCGACATGGCACGTACTGCCTGGAAGAACGGTCGGCGGATATCCTACATCGATGAAGAGTACAATCTGATCTTTGACTATGTCGATGGCGATGAGTTCCAGGAAACCAACTACGGTATCCGGGTAGTGAATTCAAGTTCAGAGTCCGAAAAGGTTGAGCGCATCCGGGAGATTGCCCTGGCACTGGCACAGAACGGCGAACAGCCCGATATGATCGCTGCCGTTATCGGCGCGGACAACTATGCCATGATCAAAGAGAAGCTTACCGAGTACGTCAAAAAGCGGGAGCAGGCACAGCAACGTGCAGAGCAGGCACAGAAAGAACTGGCACAGATTGCTGAAGATGCAGAGACGCAACGCCAGCAAGCTGAGCACGATCTGAAGCGGGAGCTAAAACAGGTCGATAAAGAGATTGCGATGCTCAAAATCGACGCAGACCGCAACGGCATACCTGACATCATCGAAGGCGAAAAGCTGGCTCTGGAGCGCGAAAAAGCTGAAATGGACTACGATGTAAAGAAAGAGAAAAACCAGATTGAACGGGAGAAACTGGAGGGTAAACCCAACTAACTTTTACCACTCCCCGGACAACGTGGACCTTTTTACTCTATTCTATTCAGAGATTTTGCAGGGTCCAAAATACACTTACAAGTAACCTAAATTGCACACCATGGAAAAGGCGCAAAATACAACAAACGACCAGGGCGGGCTATCGCTCGCCAATGTGAGCATCGGCTCTTTGCTGGGCAGCACCCCATCGGGCGCATACGAAGCTCCCGGAGAAACTTTTGAGGAAAACACAAGCGACGATGCCTATCGTGATGACGAAAAAGCGGATGCTCAGAAATCCCAAAAGCCCGAAGAGGAAAAACAGGAACCGGAAAGAACGCAGGACGAAGAAGACCGGGAAGACGACTCCGGCAACAGCGATGCTCCTGCCGACGATACCGGCGATACCGATGGTGGAGTTTCTGGAGGCAGTGAGGAAGATACTGACGAGGAGGACATCTTCGAGGAGCTGAACAAACGCCTGGGCATTGACCTGCCAGAAGATACTGCCTTTGACCAGGACTACGATGGACTTGCCAGCTATGTCTCCGCAGTGGGCGAACAAATTGCGGAACAGCGATTGTCGGAAGCCCTGGAGCAGATCCCCGATGTACGGGACTATATGATGTTCCGGCTCAACGGCGGCAAAGAGGAAGAATACTTCCAGGCACGGCAGCAGGTTGTCGATTACTCTAACACTGAGTTTGACCCTGACAATCTGAACATGCACCGCAAGGTAGTCTTCCAGCAGCTGGTCGACCAGGGCTTTAGCCAGGACGATGCGCAGACCATGGTCGAAGACTATGAGAATGCTGGCATCCTGAAGAACCACGCTCAGCGGGCT